AAATGCACCGATCAGGGAGCAGATTGTTCGAGACATGATGATTTTCAATTGGAATTTGAATGCTGCTGGCACGCAACTTGTGTACAATTTTCAAGTTGAGAACAACGACATTGTGATTCCGATCTTAGCTGAATTGAATCAGGCTATGAGCGTGAATCAGTACCGAAGTTTGCCGGGGACAAACGACGAAGCGAAACTAAGATATTTGAAACGACAGATTGTGAATTTTATTACGCCTTTGCGTCGTGTTGCGCATGCGCGCTTGACTAGTTGAATTAGTTTTTTTTTTTTGCGCTAGCTAGCAATCTAGTCATCATCTATGTTGACTACTTCGTCCCCGGTTACATCGTATGTGTCAGCACCCTCTGGTTCATCGTATTCTCCGTACCGTCTGCGAACGTTACGCATTTGCTGGCGATCTGAAGAGTGGTAGGCCCAATGGCCATGACCACCTTGTCGATTGGCGGTTTCGTCTGCATTGATACGATGCATTCTTGCGAGTTCGATGATTGAGGCCCACCAAATTTCGAACGCATGTGTTAGAATAGCTTTCGATAGAATGTCTTTTTGTGGTGAGGCTTTGAGGAAAGCTAAGAGATGTTGAGTGTGCAAGAGTTTGAGATTTTCGCCAGGAACGTAGACAAGTCGGTTCCAATCTTCTGTTGTGCCGGGGCCTGCTTCGCCAAGAGCTCTTGGCATCATAGCATTGATAAGTGCTTGTTTGGTCCAACCACTGTAAACCATGGTCATCAAGAGGTGATGAGTAAATGGTTTTGCTGTGTTTTTGGACTTTTGATCAAGCTTTTTGGCCCAGGATACGACTTGTCGTTTTGCGGATGATTGGTTGAGTTGTTGTCGAAGTGCCCTTTTAGAAGGTGTTGCACCTTTGGGTACAAAGTCGTCGTGCAACGATTGTTCCCTTGGGAATATCGACATCATGGTTTTGCGATTGAAGTATCTTTTGGCCATTTTTTTAAAATGGAGTTATACGTATCATGGTACATTAGGTCTTCTATTATTACCTAGACCTAATGGACATGGACAACGGACATGTCCATGATACGTACAGTATAGGACTTAGGACTATACTGTTAAGACGACAGTATGATGTACAACATCAAACTGTCGATTGAAGAAGCATGCCGTATCCTAGCCGTCGTTATAAACCTCGTGTTGCGGTTACTAAGAGGAGGCGAGCCGCCTACGGAGCGTACCGAGGACGAGGTTTGTACACAGGCCGTGGTGGATTTTTCGATTCTGCCGTGAATCTAGGCCGCAAGGGAATGCAGGCGTATCAAAAATTTGTACCACAGTCACAACGTGATGCAATTCGTTCGATTGCAACTGGAGTTCGCGACGCTGCAATCGATTCCGGCATCAAGGCTGCGAAGTCTTATGTTGGAATGGGTTCGTACAACGAATTGGTGAAGGGATCTCGGTACGTGACTCCCGAAGCGATTACGATGCGCTCGAAAGGAGATGAGACGTCGAGCGTATGCGTGACGAACAAGGAATACATTGGAGATTTGTTCGGTCCTGACAGTCAATCGTTTGTGAATACGTCGTATGCTATTAACCCTGGTTTGACGCAAGTGTTTCCGTGGTTGTCGCAAATTGCGGCAAATTACGACGAGTATGAGTTTGAACAGTTGGTGTTTGAATATCATCCAACGATCAGTGAGACGAGCACTGCTACTTCGGGGCAGAGCGGAACGATTATTTTGGTGACAAATTACAATCCTTCTCAGGATCCGTTTACCGACAAAGAAGCAATGATGCAGTACCATGGAGGACAAAGTGACAGGGTTACTGCGGAATCGATTCATGGCGTCGAGTGTGATCCCAAGAAGAGTTCACAGGGTCGACGCTACACCCGTACCCAACCTGTAATTGTTGGGCAAGATGCGAAGAATTTTGATTTGGGTCTGTTTCAGATTGGCATCAACAATATCCCTGAAAGTTACTTTAACCAGCAGCTTGGCGAATTGTGGGTGCATTATAAAGTGCATCTTCACGTACCCAAGCTAGGCTCAGGTCGTGGAAATTCGATCAACCAAGATTTTTTTCTTTCTGCAAATGGAAGCACGAGGGACACTTTGTTTTTTGCTGACCAGACGTTGTCAGCTCAACAAAACAGTATTGGGTGCAAGGTTGACGGTACGTGGGACAGTCCTAACGAAGTTTCTAACGTGGTCATCACGTTTCCTGCTGGTGTAACTGGAAACTACGATGTGAAGTTTTATTTTATATCGACTTCGGAGGAATATTGTCAATTGGATGCGATTACCACCGATGGCAATGTGTCGTTGGAGTATGACAATTATCCACTGAGGTACACGGCTGGTGAGCAGTATCTTGATTTTGGTGCACAAGGACTTCCTGCTCCTGGCAATGTTGTGATTCAGCTTCATGCACGAGTCAAGAGCTCTACAGGAGGTCTTGACAACGCCATCACTATTGGCTTGCAACATGTGAGTGAGTTACCAGTTGGTGTTGGAGAACTCTGGGGACAGGGTTTCATTTCAATCGTGGAAAGGAACGATTCGTTTGCGCAGAGCAAGAGTAGCGACCTGTATGTGTGGCTTGACGCAGCAGGTAACCAGCAGGTTCCTCAAGGTGTGCAAGTTTCTTGAGTGTGCGCAGTGGCTTTTGTTTGCAAATTAGTTTCTAAACAGAACTAGTGACTAAAATTTAGAATTAGTGACTAAATGGAACTAATGACTAAACAGAACTAGTGACTAAATATATATTTAGTCACTAGTTTAAGTTGAAGATTTGATGACGTGGACCAATCAAATTTTTTGCGGGGTGATTTGTTTTGCGGGGTATTTGTTTTTCGTGACCCGGAAAATGAAAACGTAAAAATAAAACACAACTTCATTCAACAACAATAATGTGTGACGACAGCTTACGTGACAACTCTGACGACATGTGCGAGTTGAATCCACAGCAGATGTCTCAAGCACATTACGAGTACATGAGCGACAAGTTTGAACGCGACGCGATTGAGGAGGAAGGCGAATGCCGTGTGCGTTTTGAAGAACATCAACAAGATGAACTTGCTGGTGCGCTGGATTTCGAGGAATTGGAGAAAGAGTTGGTGCGGAAACGTGAACTAGAAGGTGAAGAGATGAAGTTGTTGCGTCGTCTTGAAGCGATTAAGCGCGAGAAGATGTTGGCGTGTGGTGGACGCTTGTTTGACGGCATTCTTGAAGTTGAACAAAAGCGTCGACTCGCGGCTGAGGTGATGGACATGGACGAAACTAATGATGGACATGTTACTCACAACTCAAAACGTGCAGATGCAAAAGGTTCGCGTTCAACCGCAAAAGCGAAGCAAGATGAGCGCGGACGCGGCTTCTGTGTCACCATACACGCACCTGAAGACCATCCAGAAAGAGTTGACGCATTTAAAGCGCAACCTTGGACCTACTACATTCTCGGAGCAGAAGTTTGCCCTACTACGGGAGCGTCTCACCTCCAAGGATTCGGCTACCTCAACCAAAAGTGTAGTGAAGCGGCGATCCGCAAGCGACTCCCAGGAATCCATGTCGAAGCGAAGTCGCCCCACTCTACTTTCAAGCAAGCCATCGACTATTGTTCGAAGCAAGACCGTTCGCCCGAAGTTTGGGGAACAGCTCCTATGGACCCCCGAACAAAAGGAGAGTCGCAGCAGCAGCTTTGGGCTGAAACCCTTGAACATGCCCGACGAGGAGAGCGAGATCTCATCCACCCAAGAATCCAGTTCTTGCACTACCAAAACATCGACTACCACCGAGCTGCAGCCCTGCAGTCACAGCGATTCGACCCAGTGCTTACCAAGCACCTCTGGTGCTGGGGAGAAACAGGAACAGGAAAGTCAAAGTGGGTCCGAGACACTTATGACCCAGAGCAAGAAGGAAAGTTCTTCCTGAAAGGGTCTGGTAAGTGGTGGGATGGTTATGCAAACCAAGACGTTGTTTTGATTGAGGATTGGGGGTTGAGTCACGTAAAGGAAATTGGCGCGGATCTTTTGAAGATTTGGGCCGATGTTTATCCTTTTCAAGCAGAGATCAAAGGGCGTGCGTTTCAACGCATTCGCCCTAAGTTGATTATTGTGAACTCAAACTACAAACCAGAAGATTTGTGGACTGATGATCGAGAGTTGCAACCTCTTTTGCGCCGTTTTGAATTGCGCGAGTTTAAGAAGCTTGAGGAGTTTGATCGCACTTAGTTTACTAAAGAAATAAACTGTGGCGTGAGACACAGTTAAAGATAGCCGCTAGAACTAAGCACTAGACGGCCAACCCGAAATGGGCCGCCCCCGGTTCCCCATTACTACACACCATTAAAAGGTGCACGGTAGCCGCAAGAGGAGGCGCTTTAGCGCCGACAGTGCATGTTGATGTGCGAGGCCGGCTGGCCGAGACTTTAGAACCCCATGGACAAGGGACGTAGTTCTTGGGGTGAATTTAGAACTTTAAAATGACTGCGGCAGGACACCGTATAGTCAGAAATTTCATAAATGCACCGATCAGGGAGCAGATTGTTCGAGACATGATGATTTTCAATTGGAATTTGAATGCTGCTGGCACGCAACTTGTGTACAATTTTCAAGTTGAGAACAACGACATTGTGATTCCGAT